CCATTGGGGAAGAATGATCCACGTTTAAGAGAGAAAATTAGTCCTCTCAAGGCTGGTTGTGAAAAACATGGTATACCGCCTGGTATTTTTTCTAAATCTGATTTAACACTTGCAATTCAGGATTTGACTGATGTTATTGTTCATAAAGTTAAACCAATTCGTGAAGATATAGGATATTTGGATTTACAAACAGCTGTGTGTGGTGATAGCAATATACCTGAGTTTGAGCCTCTTATGTGGTCTACTAGTCCTGGGTTTCCGTTTCTTAGTATTCGACCTAAAGGAGTTAGTGGGAAGAAATTTTTATTTGATTTATCAGAGAATCAAAATGGGTATGTTTTGAATAAGATAGATAGCCGACTTCTTGATATTATGATTGCTAAAGATAGTATGCGTAAGCGTAAGATACGTCCTAGTTGCGTATTTATAGATTGTTTAAAAGATACTACTTTACCAGTTGAGAAGTGTACTGTTGCTGGTAAGACGCGTATATTTTCTATTAGTCCTGTTGATTTTACTATTCAATTTAAACAATACTATTTAGATTTTATGGGATCGTATCAACGTTCGCGATTATTGGCTGAACATGCTATTGGTATTAATTGTGATAGTTTGGAGTGGGGCGTTTTGTTGGATAAGTTATGTTCAAATTCACAAAATTTTGTAGTTGGTGATTATTCTAATTTTGGTCCAGGTTTAAGTTTACAAGTTGCTGAAGGTGCGTTTGAAATTATTCATGCGTGGTATAAATTTCATAGTAAAAGTGATCATGAGAGTTATAGACGTATTTTGTCTCACGAAATTTTGAATAGCTATCATTTGGTTTTGAATATGTTATATCGTACGCCTTGTGGTATTCCTTCTGGGAGTCCCATTACTGCACCTCTTAATAGTTTGTGTAATAGTTTATATATTCGTTTGGCTTGGCTTGAAATGGTGAATAAAGATCTTAATTGTTTTCGTAATAATGTAGTTTTAGTTACTTATGGAGATGATATTATTATGACAGTTTCCGATGAATTTAAAGATCGATTTAACACTGAAGTTTTAGCTTGTTTCTTTTCGAGGTATAATATTAAATTTACGGATGTTGATAAGAGTGATAATGTAGTTAAATTCCGGAATATCGATGAAATTAGTTTTTT